GTTCAAGGGCGAATGGGATCGCCTGCCCAACGAATGGAATTGGAAACCGTATTGGGGCAGGAACGATGATGCGGCGATCCTGCATTTTCACGGCCCCAAGCCGAACCTGGTCAGGCAGATGCAAGCCGGTGATGAAGACCGTTTCGGCAATGACTTCAAAACGATATTCAACCGAGACAAAGAGGGTTACGCATACTACCTGCCTGTCTTTGACGGATACCAGTAGATAGTCTGCCTCACCTGAATTGAAAGGCTCGCTTTGGCGGGCCTTTTTTATTGCGCCACCCCCCTGTGCTTTGCTCCATCTCGCCCCGCCGCTGATAATCGCCGCTAAACTAACACCCCACAACCAAGGAACACCACATGAACCGTGCAGCCTTTTTCGAGGCCGTGCGCTCGCCTCTGTTCGCCGGAAAGCTTTCGGCATCGCAGGTAAGCGGCATGGAAGCAATCTTGGACGAAGCCGGAAGCCGGGGCACGCGCCTAGAATGGCTGGCGTATATGCTGGCGACGGCTTTCCACGAAACGGCACATACGATACAGCCGGTTCGCGAGACGCTGGCAAACACCGACGACAAGGCGATCCGCATCCTAGACCGCTCCTTTGCCGCTGGAAAGTTAAAATGGGTGAAGACACCGTATTGGCGCAAGGACGCAGACGGAAAATCATGGCTTGGCCGTGGTCTGGTGCAGTGCACGCATAAGCGCAATTACCAGATCATGTCGCCCATCGTTGGCGTGGATCTTGTCGCCAATCCCAACATGGCGATGGATACGCGCGTTGCGGTCAAGATCATGTTTGAGGGGATGGAGCGCGGCAGCTTTACCGCTCACAAGCTGTCGGCCCACATCAACGACCAGAAGACGGACTATTACAACGCCCGCCGCATCATCAACGGCGTAGAGAGCGCGGCCAAGGTCGCCGCCTATGCCAAGCAATTCGAGGCCGCACTTCGCGCCGCTGGTTATGACGGCAAGCCCTACATTCCCGTTCGGGATGAAAAGCCAGCCACTCCCCCAAACCTTCCCGTTCAGGAACCCGTTCTGGACGCGCCCGCCACGCTGGAGCGCAAGCCGACGCTCGGCAACTGGCTGGCCGATCTTCTCGCCGCTATCCTCAAGGCATTCACGAAAGGTGGATCGAAATGAACCCCGCATTCCTCCGCATCGCGCTTCGCTATCTCGCCGGCTATCTCGTCCTCAAGGGCATTGTCCCGGAAGATGTGGCCGACATGATCGCTCATGATCCTGAACTCGCCGCCGCTATCGGTGTTGCCATCGGTGCCGCCGTAGAGGGCGCGTATGGGCTGGCGAAAAAGTTGGGGTGGCGCACATGATGACCGCCATTCTCTCCACTCTATGGCCCTATCTACTGGCCGGGATTGGCGCGCTCGCTGCTGTCTTCGGGATCTACACCAAAGGGCGCAGTGACGCAAAGGCGAAGGCAGAGGCCAAGATCCTCAAGCGCACGATTGCCGCCAAGGAGGAACAACTGGAGATGCACAGGGAAGCTACGGCAGCAGAACGGCAAGCCGCCGCCATGACCGAAGCTAACGCAAGGCGCGAGGCCGAAAAATGGGCAAGGCGCTAATCCTCTCCCTCGCCATCATGGCTGGCTGCACTACGGTTCCGGCTCCAGTCGAGAACCCACGCCAAGTGTGGTGCGACAACAACGCGCCGCGCCGCGATGCGACCCCGCAGACTCCACGCGCCGTGATCGACCAGATCAACGCCCACAACGCTAAAGGCGTTCTGTGGTGCAAGTGGTCCGCCTGAAATTTTCCTCCACATTTCTTTCCACAGAAAGGGCCGCACATGAGCGAGCGCTATAAAATCCGCGTGACCAAGGACGACAAAAACCAGATTACCTGGGAGCTTATGCGCAATGGAGAGAAGGTGGACGACATGACGCCGCTTGATCTAATCGAGCTATCCCTTCATTGCACTTCCGCGCTTCGTTGGGTAGGTAAGGAATGATGCACTGGGACTATCGTTTTTGGGTCGCCGTCGCCGGGGCTGCCCTATTCAAACTCTTCACAAGCCCATGGCATTCGCCAACGCGGGCAATTCTTACTGTCGCAGCCGCAGTCTTCGCCGCGTGGGTGTTCACCGATCCAGTTCTACACATCATGTCGTGGCCCGCAGAGACATACAGAAACCCCGTAGCCGCCCTACTTGCCCTAATGGGCGAATCGTTTATGCGGTGGGCTATCATGGCGACACCTGATAAAATCATAGAAGTTCTAAAGAGGTTGCGCGGTTGATTCTCGTGCAAACTCTCCAAACAGTTCAATCGATTTTCTATTGTACGCGTCAACTGCTTCGGCTTGAGTGGCAAACGAACCAAGAAAATATTGTTTCATGTCGTATCCAATTCTTGAGTGGTATCGTCCGAACCGGAAGGCCACTCCTTTGGGAAGCCCACGTCCAGGCATAGCGCCTCTGTTCGCGCTGTTTTGGAACGGCATTGCCTTTCTGATGTTTGAGAATCTGTTGTCATCAGGAATGCCGTTCTCATGGTCGATTAGCGTATCTGGCCACTCTTCTGTAACCCACCACCACGCCAGCCGATGCGCCATATACATGCGCTTTTGAAACTTTATCTGCCTATATCCGTCCTTGATTATTCTGCCAGGCTCACTGCCGAGCAGATGCGGCTTCCTAGCGGGGGTCTTCACCCACATGAACAAACCAGTGTCAGGATCGTAAGAGATGAAATCCCTAATTACACATGGCGGCGGGTCGGTTCTCTGCACTCGATTTTTCTTAACCCTATCTCCAACTTGGTTATTGACGATGGGGGATGCTTTGTTGAATCTGTTCGGAGCCATAGGATGTCTATCTCACTTCCTGAGGTCAGGTGGGAACTGGCGGTTGCAACGCCATGCCCACCGATTGTACACCCCGCCATCTGAACTCTCAATGTCGATCAGCATTTCCCCTTGTTTTAAGGGAACACGCAAATGAAAGAGCGGCAAAGGAAATGGCATCTGACCGGGGCAGAGTGGGCGCTGGTCATATTCGCCGGATGGGCCTTGCTGGCTATATCAGCCGCTTGACGGTTCCGCCCCGCCATGCTTTCACTCTCCAAGCTAAGGGAGAGACACATGGCTATCATCAACGACATTGAGAAACTGCGTCCTGAACTCAAGGGCGTATCGGATGCAGAACTAGAACGGCGCATGACTGAACTGCTCATGGAAAAGGAACGCCGTGAGCAAGAGGCGCGCAAGGCCGAGGTAGAAGGCATCGTAAAGCAGGCCAACGATCACATGGCGGCGATCGTCTCCGGGCTTCGTTTCCTTGAGGAACACAACCTGCTATCCGACGACGTGAAGGCATCATTCACAAGCACGGCAGGGGTATTCACGCCGCACCTGAAATTCAAGGCTACGGATGCTGATCGGGTTCTCGCTCGGATGGTGGATGCACCGAAGAAGACGCGGCGCAAGAAGGTGGATAAGTGACGGGGCTGGTCGCATTGTCGGCATAGTCATATGCCGCCTTCGGGACATAGCGCCACAGTTCTGTGTAATCTTCATCACCAACGCCAGCGCCTTCGCACGCGAAATCTACGCCGCGACGATAAGCCGCCTGCAATTCTTCAAAGCGGGCCTGCTGGACGCGCTCGCGCTCTGCCATAATGGCGCGGGCGATTATCCTTGCGCCGTCCGGGCTTTCCCAACCCAGCAGTGGCATCACAGCCTCGCGCGCCGCCTTCATCACGTCTTCCGGGTATTCGCTCATTCTCCGCTCTCCTAATCCGCTATTCGCAGCAAGACAACATTCGTTTGATCTACCTGTTCCATCTGGTGATCGTGCTTTCCAGTGTAGGTGAATACCGCACGCTTGAGAACAGATTCCGGCGACACTCCTTTAGCAGCAGCAACGCGGTTGATCGCCGCCACCATCTCTTCGCTTAATTGCAAAGGCGCGCTCATTCTCCGCTCTCCTGTATGGCTTTGTCGATCGCCACGACGAACGCAGATTCAGCCGGCCAGTCGTTCCAGTCTGCCTCAATGAAAACGCTGCGCATCGCGTCGTCAGGCTCGCGCATGGCCTCAAGTGCAGATCTCATCTGACGCAAGAATACCTTCTTCTGTTCTTCCGGCCATTGGTCGAAATCAAGCTCCCCAACGCCGGCCCTAACGCTAGCGCGCGCCATCTTCTCAACCATTCGCATTATCTGCCTCCAACGTGAACATGGCGCGAACGCCGGTGTGTCAAAAACGTGCCAGACGTGTCTTCCTGTTCTAGTCACGTTCTGCAAAAATCTGCATGAACTTACGAGATTGGCGCGGCGGGTATTGCGCATTTCCTTGGTTTTCCTTATACGCAGCGGCGGGACACCTCTCCCCAACGAGGGTCCGAATAGTCCACACTACTTTACCACTTTTATCCTTGATCTTGCATTAGTTTTTTCATTGTGCCTGATCTTTGTGCCAGCCGGTTGTGTCAAAAGGTCTGGAATAGTCGGGTCATTCATCGCGTGACCGTAGGTGCGGAACACCAACTGCGCATCAGCCCATCCGCCAAGCTTCGCCACTGTGACCGGGTCAACCCCGCGATGCAAAAGCGTGGTCGCAAACCCATGGCGGCAGGAATGGAAAGAAAGCGGTTCGATCCCGGCTTTCGCAATCCACTTGCGCCACTGGACGTTTGCCGTATGCCGCGACGAGTATTTGAACACTCGGCCTTGCGGCAACCTCTCCACTTCGATCTTCTCAATGGCCTTGACCAGTTCAGGCGGCAAATGTGCAACCCGCTCTTTGCCGACCTTCGTCTGCCGGATGACCGCCTTTGCCGCGCCTAGATCAACGTCCGCCCATCGCAGATCGATGGCCTCTGACACCCGCGCTCCGGTCATGAACATGAATGCGCACAAGGCCCCCAGGTTGGGCGGCCCCGCTGCCTTCATGAAGGATTGCACCCATTCCCACGTTGCCGGCGTCTTGATCGTCGTTTCTACCTTGAACCGCTTCACCTTCAGGAAGGCGCAAAGTTCCAGCTCTGCGGCGTGATTGATTATCGCCTGCGTCGGCACTATCACATGGCGGTTTCTGGTGCTGCCCGTCGCCTTTGGGAATATCTCGAGCGCCGCAGCCCGCACCTTGCCGCTCGTGATCTTCTTGACTGGCGTTTCGCCCCAATGCGTGATCATCTCCGCCACGAACCTTGTCGGATTTCCTGCCTTGATGTAGAGAATCGCCGCACGGGCGAATGTCAGCTCTTTGTCTATTTCATTCCCAGCCTTGATCGCCTGCGACTTTTGCAGCAGGCGCGGCATGCTTTCCGCTAGGTGGCGCTCCGCTGCGGCCTTGTCTCGTTTAGCATAGCCAGTGCTTTCGCGGTGTCTGACCCCTTCGAGGGTGCCCGTGATTTGCCAGTAGCCGCCACGGAGGGAGAGTTTGAGCGCCACCTGTTCGCCTCCAAGATTTCGTTGACGTGGATCTCGGTCAAGGTCATCTTATTTCCGATGACCGTGCAAGCTCCAATTTCACGGGCAACCTGGCGCAATTTTCGCGGCGACCACCCGAAATGAGCGGCCACCTGTTCCGGGGTAAAGATGTGTGGGAGTGCTGTCATTCTTCCTTCTCCATGGCTGCGCGTATAGCGGCGGCGGAAAGCTTATGCGTGATGATTTGTTCTCGGCAGGAATCGTTTGCATCGCTTCCACGCAACCCGTGTGTGGACATATAGCGAAGATTTTCTTTAATCTGCTGATGTAGCCGGTGGCATTCGTCATCATGCCACTTCGCAGCCTCGCTTAGCCCCTCTCGCCTTCCGGTGGCGTGGGTTTCGGAAAGGGCCACGTCGATCTGCGCCGCTAGCGTCCTTGTGTCGGAGGCCAGCGTCCACGACCATTGAGATGCGATATTCCATGCTGTGTCGCTGTAGATCTTCAACTCACCGTCCGTCATCACTTCCCCTCCATATAAGCGCGGGCGGCGCGGAAATGCTTCATCTTCACGTCATGCGAGAAGACGCTGCAGTAGTCGTCATCGGCTTTGAACGGCTGTCCAATCAATTCGCTCGTTGCATCCTCGCTTACCGCGACTCCAGCAAATGGCTCGATCACCCTCTCAGCATCAGCCAGGCGCTTCTCAAGCTCGGAGATGCGGGCTTCGGCGGCTTCGGCGCGGTGTGCGCGTGATTGCAGCGCATCAAAAATGGCATCATTGACGTAATGCCCTGCCTCGCCAAGCATCACAACATTGTTGAGCGACGACATGATTTTTTGGTTGCGCGCTTCGGCGGCGGAAAGCCTCGCAGCCATGCGAACAAGATTGAATGCGTCCTCATCTGGCATCGTCTCGCCGCAAAGTTCTTCCTCGTCGGACAACCGCTTGATGCCTGCGCGAAACTCTTTGTTCTCCGTCTCCAGCCCCTCGACATACTTCCGCACGTCATCCCATGCGGTGGGGTATGTGGAGGCGGAGAGCATTTCGGTGTATGCGGTGAACGGCAGATCCGTATCCATTGCGAACCTCATGTCTCCATTAGGCTCTATCGGCACGACGACTAGGTCCATATCCAGTACAGTGGGGCGGGTCATGGTATCGGCTCCTTGGTGATGGCGTCCTCAAGATCTCGCATGGCCTGAACAAGGTTCAAGTATGGGTCTCGCTTGCAACGGATAACCTCTTGACTGCACTTGAGCAGGTTGGCGTAACGGACCGTATCCGCTTCAACTTCTCGCTCTACCTCGCGTCTGCCAATCCCCCTCATGATGCCGAAGTACACGAGAACCATACCAAGATGAGGACGACTAAGCTGGGCCCCAACCTTCACAAGAAGTGAGACGGCCTCCTTCTCATAAGGGGCATCCAGAGACGACAACGTTTTTAGTGCGCTATCAAACTCATCTGATTTTCCCCTGATGCACTCATCTACCTTCACCAATTCATCCTCATATACTTTTTTAATCCACCCACCCCCAACGTCTTCCCAGTGCCAATCCTTTTTTACCTCCAACTGTGTTGGGTTCTTTTGATCTTCGCTCATGCGCTCCCGTTCCTCGCTCCTTCCGCGCTCCTCTGCTGCGGCGAGGGCGGCGCAAACAGAAACGGCGTGGTGCGTCTTCATGGTCGCGACCATCTCAGCGCCGCGATATAGCCACGCGTAATTTGCCTCGCCTTCCGGTCCGTACTGGATTTCATAGCGCCACTCTGGCTCCAGCTTCCGCGCTTCCTCGATGTGTTGGGTCATGATTCCGCGACCTCCTGATAGCTTGATCGTCCGACCAAGGCTTGATTGATAATGGCCGTAGCAAACGGCACTGCATCCATTCCATATTCCGTGAATATGCCCCATATCGTGAGGGCGACAATGTGCGGGTTGATGCCGGCCTGACGCCAGAATTCCGCCTCGTTCATGTTGTGCTGTCTGTTGTGTTCTTCGGGGCATAGAGGCAGCGCCCAACGGTCGCTTGCCTTGGTCTGCTTGCCTCTTCCGTAATGCCCGTATTGTGTTGCTGAGTATGACAGATGTGCTGCCTGAACACCATATTTCCCGGTGATTATGCATGGTAGTTCGTGCAGAAAAGCGACGTAGTCTTTGCTCTTCTCCGGCTTGCGTTTTGGGAACGTCTGGTGGATCGGTCGCTTTGCGACTTCAAAGGCCATCCTTCATCTCCGATATCGTGATCCGCTTCACTCTGTATCCCTTATCGAACCAAGCCTGGATGCGGCGGCTGATCTCTCGGCTGTCCCAAGACGCCTCTATTCCTTCGCGGATGCCGACATGCTTCCGCCACGCCATGGCCTCCGTTTCTGCTACAGATGACAGCCCCATTCTCAGCGCGTCTTCGAAGCAAAGCCCCGGCATAGCGATAAAGAACGCGGCGACATCGGCAGTCATTGCCTTGCGTTTGGTGGTGCCTACGTCGGTCATCTCCATCCCTCATCCCGTAGAGCCTCGTCGCACTTACGCTCTACCCACTTGAAGACGCGATATAGCGGGCGAAGAAGCCAGCGAGACTTCGGCTTTCGCATCATGTCTGCGGCGACTTCTGCGGCTGCCTTCTGCGCATCTCTCTCGGTCTTGCGCCATTCTTCCGGCTCGTTCATTCCCCGATCCTCTTCCATACCTTCACCAGATCGCGAATGTCTTCGATGATCGTGGCGAGAGACTTCCCGCCCGGCGCCGGGTCGGCCACAGGGCGCGACAGCCGCGCGTCGTCGGTGTCGACAAGCTCCACGCCATGCTTGCGAGCGTAGTACGCCTTGCGGGCCTCCATGACCGGCTTGAACGGGTCGGCCGGCTTCTCCGGCGGGCGGCGGGTGTGTTCGCGTACCGTGGTCATGCTGCATCCTCGTCGTCATCATCGGGTTTCGACTCTCCGTTCCAAAGGCGAACGGCTTCATCCTTGTACTCATCATGGATAGATACACCGCATTCTGTGCAGCGCACCGAATAGCCAATTTCAAACTCGCAGTCTTTCCCGATCGCCACTTCTTTCGTCAGGTAAACGACTTCATCGTTATCCCCTTTGGCGTGGCACATCGGGCAGTCGCGCAATGTTGGGCGGAGTTCGTATGTCATGCAGCTTGCTCCGGTCTGGCAGTCTTTGCCATCTCAACAAGTTTGTTCCATGCCCCCACCAGAATACGTGCGTGCTGCGGAGAGTTTGGGCTCATTCCGGTATGGGCCAAAACAGTGCCCGTTCCTTCGAGGTAAACACCATGAATCGCCGTCTCCTCGTCATCAATCCCAAAATGCTCACGAGTTATGCGTATCGTGTCCATCAAGTCAGATGCGTGTTTCTCGTCCGCCTGAGAGAATGTTACCCCCCATTCAACGTATCCAATGGACAGAAGACTATCGATGATGTCGTCTGGAAGTTTCATATCGAGTGCTTCGCCGTTCTCGCTCATGCTGCGTCCTCCGAAAATGCGTCTTCAATCGAGACGCCATAGGTTTCAATCACCCACTTCTCTGCCGTGCGCAGGAAGTCATCAAACTCGGACTCTGTCATCTTCGCGAAGCTGATCGACTTAGGCACTGCTACAGTGAAGCCCTTGACCATGACAGGAACAACAAACCCCGTGTGGAGTTTGATAACGTCGTGCAAGGCCTCTGGAGACGGCGCACACTGGCAAGCCTTCACAACGCGCCCGAGGTATGCCCAATACAGGCGAAGCTTTGCCGGAGACCGTCCTTCCGTCACCGTTACCTTGATGCGTGTCCCGACAGGAAGTCGCTCGATCAGTTCCTTGTCCGTGGTCATCTCCGGGATAAGCGAAGACCCACGTCGCATGACATAAATTGGCGGTTGTTCAGACTTGCTCATGTCATCCTCTCCATTCCATCATGAACGGGATATCGTCGTCCAGCGCGTTTCCTTGGTTCCCATAGCTGTCAGCCTGTCCGCTCGGAGCCGGTGCGCGGTCGCCTGTCGGGCCGTCGAGCATGATGATCTTCGCATCAAAGCCTTGCAGAACAACCTCGGTTGAATACCGATCGTTGCCCGACTGGTCTTGCCACTTTCTCGTTGCCAGCTTGCCGCGCACCATGACGCGGCTTCCCTTCTTGAGGTACTGTTCTGCCAGCTTGCAAAGGCCATCGTTGAACACGACGACGGGAACCCACTCGGTCTTTTCCTTGCGCTCGCCTGTGTTCTTGTCCTTCCACGTCTCGGAAACGGCGAGGCGAAGGTTTGCGATGGGCGAACCTGCCTGCATGCGGCGAATTTCAGGATCAGCACCAAGCCGACCAATGAAGGTGCATTCGTTCAAATCGGCCATGTCTCAACCTTCCATGAGTTCAAGTTCCCGACCAGAAACGTCGGTGATGCGTTCGTTCACGATGCGCCCGCCCATCTCTCTTGCAATCGTATTTTCCGGCGGTTCATTCTCAGCCTCAATGCGTTTTTGCAGGTCGGTTTCGTAGGAAAGGAACAGGTCGCCAAGTTGCTCCAGAAAGGTGCGGTTCCAGCCGTTCTTTTTGGCCTCTGTGCGGTAGCTTTCCTTGAGGCTGTGGAACTGGCCGAACGTGAACACGTCGTTCATGGCGTTGGCAATCTCGCCGGAAACTCGCTCCCATTCCCCGCTACGCTTCAACTGCGCAGAAGACTTGGGCGGCGCTTCCGGCATGTCACGTTCGTTGTTCCTGTCGATTGCCGTCTCTGCGTCGTCATCTGTCGGAGGAAGTCCAAGCGCGGCCATCAGGGAATAGCGCATGGCGTATGTCATGGCAGATCCAGCGCCTTGTGGGTCGCGCTTTGCCAGCGGCATCTCCATGGTGAAGTCCACATGGTCACCGCTTCGGTGTGCAATCCGCGTCGTCACCTCAATGGAGCCGTCAACGATCTTTCCCGGCATCTGCATCCAGTACAGGCCAAGCCCCTGCATGTGCGGGCGGATCGTGTCGGCTACCTGCTCAAGAGACGCGTAGCTGTTCTTGAAGTGCTGGTTCTTGCTGTCCTTCTTAACGCCTCGCAGGAGGCCTTGCAGCGCAAAAAGCGCCTCGTTCAATTCCTTGCTCATGCTGCGATGTCCTTCTGTTCGTGTTTCGGCGCGTACAATGCCGCGCGTTCTTCGTACCATTCGGCGCGTTCGATGTGCCTGTCGTAGTCGGCAATGAGCTGAAATGCGCGGCCCGTCGTCGCCGTCTCCGCTTCGTCAAGGCAACGCTTAGCGAGGTTGCGGGCCATGATAGCGCCGCGCGTGAATGCTTCGTATGGCGTCACCATTGGGCCGTCTCCTGGTTGGCAAGCCTGACCCGCTCGAATGCGGCCGGGATCATCCACGCGATGATGAGCGCGAATGCGGTGGCGAAAGCCGCTACTGTCAGGGTGAAGCGCGGCGAAGGGACGAATACCGGGGTTGTCTTCTCAAACCTGCCGATGTCGGTTGTCTTGGTGCATTCCGTTGTGCATCCGCAGTAGAATGCGTGTCCGTCGCAGTAGCGGGTCATTTGCGTTCCTCAGATGCAAAGTGCGATCGATACCAGTCGTGCAGGATCGAGTAGATGTACTCATGAACGCCATCGCGAAACGGCAGTTCTACGTTGCGAATAAACGGCTCTATGCGTTCCGAGAATTGGAGGCTTGATCCATCATGCCAGCACGGTCCTTTGAGCAACCAGCAATCATTGTGGTTCGGCTCGCCATCACCATAGATGCGCTTCGGGCTGTGGATCTCAATGCCGCCGTAATACGCCTCGCCCCACCGCTCGCGGATTGTCGCGCTCGCTGGCTCGGCCCACGCATGAACTGCGCCTTTCGGTCCCACAAGCGTCCACATGTGGCGGGTGATTTCGCCTTCCGGAGGCAAGTATTCGTATGTCAATTCGCTCATCTTCATTCCTCCGTAAACGGATCAGGTGCGGCGGAGAGCGCAACCTTTATTTCTTCGGTGATGTTGCGCTTGACATCTTCATCGACGCGACCCCCCCCAGACATCACAAGCCGCTGCGATCATTGCTGTAGTCGCCTCCCTCGGCACCATCACCAGCCCGCGCGCTTCAACGTAGGCGCGGATGGCGTCCTCGAAGTCTTGGCTCCAGTTTCGCCCGCCACGGCAATAAGCGTCATGCGCGCGGCTCAGCGCTTCCCGGTGTGTCATGGTCATGCTGCACCTGCCTTGCGTGCTGCGATCATGGCGTCGGCCCACTCATATGCAGCGGCAGCAACCTGAGAATACGTCACATCGTCACGGAATGGGGCCGCAGAAAGCATCCCGTTCAATGCCAGACCCGCAAACCAATCGCGCATGCTCATGCCGTCCTGTCCGGCAGAAAGGACACGCCCATCCGGCGCAGAAATCTGCGACGTTGGGAATGCAAAGCCGCCTTCTTCGATCTTCTTGCGGTCGCTCATGCCACTTCCTCCAGCGCCGCCATGCGGGCGCGATTGTCGATGTTGCGGCGATTGCGGATGCAGCGGCGGTTCGTCGCCATAGCGTCCTCAACGTGCCTCTCAGTCATGGCGTTGACCTGCTCGTCGGTGAGGAAGTCAGTGCCGTGTTCGTAGAGCATCCAGACGAGGCGCTTTTCCAAAGCATCCCTGCCGAAGCTGTTGATGAACTTGAGCTTGCGTTCGCGGGTCGCGGCGGTCATGCTGCACCACCTTCGGACTTCTCCTCGATTGGCGGGATCACGATGTCCGGAAGGGCGTTCTCCAGCATTTCGGCGAGCGCCTTGAGGATGCCGGCCGCCGACTTGGCCTTGTCCTGATGCTCGGAAATGCGAGAATGGAAGGCATAGGCGGCGGAGACCTTTATCTCGGTGCCAACCTTTACGTCGCGCCCACAGTTTGCCTTTTCCCATACCGAGTCGTATGCGCTTGAGAATCCGGCCGCCTTCACGATTTCATCCTGGCTCATCTCGACGATGAACCGTTCCCGACCTGCTGCTGCGATGATTTTCATGCCACCCTCCCGTTCATCACGTTGTACGTGCCCAATTCACGCACCGGGTCAATGCGCGGCTCGGCGGCGTCTTCCGCCTCGACAACGTCTTCAAACGCAACGTCGATGTCCTGCAAAGACGCTGGCAATCCGTAGAGGACATATGCGGCGTCAGCGCCGGCATGGTCAGCCAATTCAGCCATGGCCGTGAAGATGGAGGAGACGAACGCCTTGAGGCGATCCCGCTTGTTCTCCGCGCCGCCGATGGTCTTGTATGCCTCCGAAAGCGCGATCTGTGCGCGCTCGATTTCTGCGAGGGCAAGCTGCTCTTTCATGCGCATTGTCGTCACTCCTCGGTTAGCAGTTGCAGTTTCCAGAGATTGCCGGATTACCGCGTTTCTTTCCGCACATCAGGCAGTTCCCCGTGCCAACTTCGCGCCTCCGTGCGGCTAGGCCGTCATCGTGATAGGTGATGCGTGCGGAACAGTGCGGGCACCTGTCTGTGCCTATCGCTGCGATGCGGCAGCAGCGGGTGAAAGGCGTCGAGTTGAATGGGTTGTCGGTATGCGTCCACGTCCACTCATTGCGGCGAGATCCAGCCTCGCACCGCTTCGGCGCGACATACGCATCTTCATAATCATCGGTGCGGTCAGAGCTTAACCATCCGCAAATATTGCATTCGTAACCTGCATCGACGCACGAAGAACAAGGCGGATTGATATGGCAAGAGCAATTCCTTGATGGCGCATTTCCCATAACGCCGTTGCATCCTTCCTCGGGGCAAGGCGATCCTTCTTCAAGATCTGCAATCTCGCATTTGAACGAAGTTGCCATTCCCGTCATCCTCTTGTTCGCCAGTCGCCTTGCTTCGTGGCTGGTTGGTGGTGGTATTACCAAGCGCCAATCCAGCGCCCGAGGAGAAAGACAACCGTCGATGCTGCCCCGACCGCGAAGCAGAGCCATAGAACGGCAATGGTAATCACCGCCGCGAAGCCACGGCGCACGGTTCTATGCGTATTTGCAAAGTCGCGGTCAAACTTCTTGAAGAAGTCATCGTTTCGCATTTCCGTCTCTCCGTTTCCCGCTCCCCAGATCAGGAGCCGTTGAATTCGGTGGGCCTTTTATCGTCTTGCCGAGGACGCATCACGGCGAACGCGCCGGATTGGTTGCATGCGGTTAGAGTGAATGCCTGGCTGTCGCCGGCGCCGATCGATCAGAAGTTTGCGTAAAACAGCGGAGTGAGGTTCATACCGGGGTCCATGTCCTTATCCTTTCTGGCGGTGCCCGCCCTCTGCGGCCGAGAGTGGCCTGTCGTTCAGTCCGTCAACCGCTCCCCAGATCAGGCTTGCCGTCTTCGTGGGGCGCTGTTGATGGGGACAACTATGCATGACATGCATGTAGATGGCAATAGGCAGAGGTGCAGAAAAATGCATGTGATGCATTTAATTTTCCGTGGCTGTGCGGATCGCCGGCGAAGGCAGGTAAAATCGCATGGACGTTATGTGCGAGAAGACGGCGCGTTAACCAAACAGTCCAAAACCGTTTCTAAACCCTAAAATGGCTATTGATAATTTTAAACAGCGGCCCAGCATGGCGCTTTGCGGATGGGAGGGGCCAAGGATGAGAACTCGCCGGGGATTTCTGCGTTCTATTGTGGGGGCGTCCGTAATGGTGCCGGTAGCACCTGAGGCCGTAAGCACACCGACCATTGAGCAGTGTCGAAAGGACGCGGGCAAGCTGGCCGAGTTGATGCAGATCACCTGCGGCGGGCAATGGCGCGTAAGCGTCGATCAGAACTTAGAGTTTATCCTGGTGCAGAAGGTCTTAACTTAATCCGTACCTGTCAGAGCCTTAAGGACGCGGATAGCCTGGTCGCGGTTGCGGTCGTTGATGAGGCGCATAAGGTCCACGACCTCACCCTCTTTGAAGGGGTTCACATCGATCAGATCAGACTTGTTGCAGCCATAAGCTTCGGCGGCAGATTCCAAGTCATCTTGGTTATAAGGCGTCTGGCCCGATTCAATGCGGCTGAGTTTTGATTGCGACCAGCCCAGCCGGCCGATGGCCTGCTCCTGCGTCATGCCGCGATATTCCCGCCACTCCTTGAAGAAGTGTCTCGTTCTATCTCGCTTTGGCTTCGGTACTGGCGGCATAGTGCGATCCTATCTCCGCAGCCTCAAAAAAAGAACGTCATGACATGCAAGATGCCGAAAATTATGCTTGACGTGCATATGCATGTCATGCAAGGTAAGCGTCATGAAGCTGGAACGATATCTCACAGAAAAGAAGTTGACGGCCGCAGCGTTTGGAAAGCTTGCGGGGCTTTCGCAGTCCCAGGTTAGCAGGATCATTCGAGGCAAGTCATGGCCTTCTCGGGAAGCTGTAGACGCCATATTCAGGGCGACGAGCGGCAAGGTTACGGCGCATGACTTGTACCAAGCGGAGGCCGCCGAATGACCAATTACGTGTACGCCATATATTCTTCTGGGTGCGTTAAAATCGGTGTGTCCACCGACCCGAAAAAGCGTGTTGGCAAGGTTTCCGCAGATTGCCCTCACCCCGTAGTCCTCAAGGGGTACGTTGAGGGAGGATACGAGCTTGAGGCGGAACTGCACGCCAAGTTTTGTGACTTCCGGGTAAAGGGGGAATGGTTTTCGTTCGATGGTCCTGTGGCGGATTGGGTTTCGTCTTTGCCAGATCGGTCTGGGTCGTCTGCGTCAACATTGTCGGAATACTTCAAAGCGAACAGAGGGAAGAAGAAGCTTCTGGCCGAGCGCCTTGGATTGCAGCCGTCAACCGTTTCGCAGTGGCGGTCTATCCCTGTCGAGTATCTGCCAGAAGTTGCTGACTTCACTGGCCTTAAGAGAGAGGATCTGTGCCCTGACGCGTTCAGGCCGGCGAGGGAAAGCGCATAATGAGCGCCGCCCCATTTATGCAGCTCTATGTCGCTGACTACCTCGGCGACACGCAACACCTGACGACAGAGCAGCATGGGGCATACTTGCTCATTCTGATGGCTATGTGGCGGCATGAAGGGAAGCTCCCTAATGACGCAACGAAGCTCGCAAGGATTGCAAGAGTAAGCGCTCGGCGCTGGCATCTTGTGTCCAGTGATGTGATGGAATTTTTCGACGTTGAGGGCGATTGCATAACGCAGAAACGCCTTGTTCGGGAGCACCAAAAAGCGACTTCGATAAGTGAGAAACGGAGTAACAGCGGAAAGCTTGGCGGTCTGGCTAAGGCATTGAAATCTAATGAGCCGCCTGTAGCAAGTGCTAAGCAAATGCCGAAGCATAGTCAGATACCAGAACCATATAGAGAAAAACAAGAACCTAACGGTTCTTTCAAAAAAACCAGAGGAACGAGACTTCCTGACGATTGGATTGCAGACATAGGCTTCGCCATCACCCTTGGCCTTTCCCAAGCCCAAGCTGAAAACGAAGCAACGAAGTTCAGAGAATGGTGGCCCGCTCAACCGGGACAGAAGGGCGTCAAGATCGACTGGAACCTGACGTGGAAGACATGGTGCAGGAGCGCGGCGGAACGTAGCCAGCGATCCCAAGCCAAGCCAAAGAAATCCGCATTCCAGGAACGGCATGAAAACGCAAGAGAGCAGATCAATAGGGCACTTGGGATAACCGACGATGACAAACACAGCGATTTCGACAACGGCAACATCATCGACCTTGGCCGTGCAAATTACCGAGGCTGAGAACCAGCTTCGCGCGCCGTCGATGGATGAGATCCTTGTCGGGCTTAAGTGGCTTCTCGATGCCGGCATTGCGTACTCCGTGACATTGGCACCGGGCGAGCAAAGCGCCGCGTATCTGTCGATCCTCAAGGGCGTTCCGATGTGCGGACTGAGGCTGGCACTGACGAAGTTCCGCAATGGGGAATACGAGAACATGAACTATTCTTTCATCCCGCTTCCTGCTGAGTTGGCAGCGATGGCCCGCGCCGAAGCGAAGAAGGAACGTGACGATCTTGTCAGGCTGCGCGACACCAAGCGCACACTGGACGAACGGTCGCAAGAGACGGCAAAGGTTTCCGAGGAAGGCAAGGCCCGCATTCGCAAGATGCTGGAGGAATACCGCGCCTCGCACAGACTGGCAAAGGAAGCCGAGCGCGCCAACGTGGTCCCGGAAGTGACGACGGAGAAGATAGCCATGCTATCGCGCATCATGGCCTTGCCTGACGCGAAAGAGATAACCGCCGAGCAGATGGCAAACCGTAGGGCTGCGGCTGTGCTGATCGAACGGAATAGCGGCAATGCGGAGGATGCAGCATGACCACTCTCACCTCCAAAAACATCAAAGCCGTGCGGAAGCCGCATTGCTGCGAGCAGTGCAATAAGACGATCACCATCGGCGAGCCGGCGAAATACAATTTCGGCATATGGGAAGGCGAGCCATTCGGAACGTACCAGCACGTCGAATGTGCTGCCGCTGCGCACGAATACGCTACCATCAACGATCTGTGGTTCGAAGAATACCCGTGGTTCCAGTTCATGGATGATAGCGAGCATAATCACCATGCTTGGCTGCTCGAAAAGCATCCGGTCGTCGCCGCGCGTCTTGGCGTCAAGAGGGTCGCAGAATGAAACGCGGCCCCAAAGAAAACGATCTCCTAGACACACAAACAGACCTCGATTGCCAGATGGAAGTTGAGCACATACCCGGCGCAAAGCGCCACGAGCGCAGCCAGGCACGGCGCGCAACGAAGGGAACGTAAGTATGACCACGGCCTTCATCCTCGCAGCTTGCATTACCGGCGTACTCTCGCTCATGGCCTTGCTTGGCTATGCAGAAATGGCGCGCTCGGCAAAGGCAAACCCAACGGACTGGTTCCACAGCTAAGGACAACGGACATGTGGGCATTCATCGCATCATTCATCTACTGGCTTATCGCGTTCGCTGGCTTTGCGCTTCTCGTGGCTTACCTCGCCGGCATCTGGATCGACTACACGGACGGCCGGGACGATGACGGCCTGACGGATCGGCTGAACGACACGCTTGAGCGCGAGCTTGCCGAGTACGGCGCAAGCGCAGACAAAATTCGCATTCTCGCAAGGGAAGGACGTGTGCCGCAACGGTCGATAGCAAGCATGTTTAGGATCTCCCAATCTCAAGTTAGCGAGATAAAAAATGAAAACACTTGGTGACTGGCAACCTATCAGCACCGCGCCGCTCGACACAGAGATTATCCTGTTTGGCAAGGTTCCAATGGGCGGTTGCGTAGATCGTGACGTGGCGAACGTTTTTGCGGTTGGCACATACGAAGACTGGTTCACCCCGGAATGGGTAGACCATGAAGGCGCTTCACTATCATTTGAGCCAACGCATTGGATGCCGCTTCCGGCCCCCCCGAAAGACTGAACACGATTGACGCGGGGGTGTCTCCTCCCTTCCGCCGCGTCAAGAAAGACCGTCCGGGCCTGTCTCCTCCTCCCAAGCGCCCGGACGGTCGCAATTAATCCGAGGGAAGCCACCACGCAATTGTAGGATAACGGCATGAACAATATCACCAAGACTGCAAAACCCATGCCCAAGATAGATATCGAGTTGATCACGCTCGAATATTTGCGCGAGGCTTTCTTGCTCGATTGCGAAAATGGGCTTTTGTTTTGGCGGGTAAGGCCAGCTCACCACTTCGCAGATCGTCGCGCCATGAATAGCGTCAACGGGCGCGCGGCGGGACGGCTTGCTGGAAGCATCAAGACGGACAAGCGTAGATGTGTCCGCATCAATGGACGCGACTGTTTCGCTTATAGAGTGATCTATGCGCTTCATCATTCTCTCTCTTTGTCTGAGGTCCCAGAGATAATCGACCACAAGGACGGAGATCCCACGAACGATAGGCCAGAGAACCTTCGTGCGGCTTCACCACAACAGAACCAGTTCAACAGACGGCCTAAGGCCACCGCGAATGGACGGTTCAAAGGGATATCAAAGGTATCCGGCGGGAGGTGGCGTGCTTATATTTTCGTTGGTGGCAAGGGCAAAAGTCTCGGATGGCATGACTCTCCAGAGGACGCTGCGCGCGCTTATGACGCTGCGGCTGCGAAAATCCATGGTGAGTATATGCGGAAGCAATTCTGAATGCGTCCAGCCCATCGGCGGAATACGGGCTGGACGCGGCAGGGCCAACACACGAGGCGGAGGCTTCGACCCTGCGAAAAGGAATGACGTTATCCCGGCGGCGGACGCCTGGGCAGGTGGGGGCGGCGGTAGGTATTGCGTCGTCGCCCTCACCATCAACTTCGGTCCTGCGGTTCATGTGAATGCTCTCCGTGACAAGGAGCAATGAACCACAGGAGTTGTAGCAAGTGTCCGAAAAGGAATCGGAGAAGTCCGAAATGTCGAGCGTAGAGACTTTTTGCCAACATGCACTGCACACGAGGATTGCGCCTAAGCACGTCGGCAGCGTGAAAGAGCGGATCTACAAGGCGGCTCGCGCATTGGGCTGGCCGGTGTCGCGCACCAAGGATGCTTGGTATGCGGCTCCAAGAATGTCCCTAAAGCCGCACGAAGTTTACCGCGTCGAAGCGGTAAGCGGGCTCAAATACGCACAACAGGAGGTGCGCAAGAATGATGAAGCAATCGAAAGGGCGACGGCCCTCATCGGTGAAGACCATGCGCATCTTGTTAGCGCGATCGTTGCTGCGGTTCGCTCGGCGCTTGGCATTCATGATCGCCCCTGAATTGAAGGATGATGAATAATGGCTAACCTCTCGGCGGATGAGTGCAGGCGGCTACGTCTCGCCAAGCGGTGGCGGCGGATCGCGGCAGCGCGGATCGCATGGGCTGAGTTTATCCTGGGGAAGGGCGAGTGATGACCGAAGAAGAGAGACGCATAGAGGCCGCTCGCCTTTTCGAGGAAATCACCTTCCTCTCCGACGAGATCCGCAGACCAAATCATGACAAGTGGAGCTAGAGAATGGCAGAGCATCTTCTTTTCAGTGCCCACATGACGTCGGGCGACGTTCATCAGCCCATCGCTGAGACATATCTTGGCCAGGCACACATTGCCGGGACAGGGCCAGATGGCAAGACGTGCCGCGAGTGCCGTTTTTGGGCCATCAAGAAGTACCGGAAGATCTCGGACGGTGAGTATGAAGAATACCTTACAGACCCTGGCTATTTTGGCAAAAAGCACGAGACGCAGCCGCTCGGTATCAAGAAGGCCAAATGCAACCGACCAATCCTGAACAAGGCAAATAGGCTCATCCCGCATAGCGCGAAAGCATGTCGCCTGTTCGAGCCCGCCGACAATCCGCCGTCGAAGATTAAGGTCGAGCAATGACAGATCCTGGCGTCATGCTCGCTTGGCTTGATGGACGCATCCAGAGCACGAGGATGTGGTTGCGAACGCATGGCCCCGGCACAAAGCGACCATGGCCGGCAAGCGATATCGAGGACAAGCAAACCAACCTTGAGCGCTACGAAGAGATACGCACCGCCTATGCGCGGGCGCTGGCGAAGAAGGAAGCTGCGGAATGAACCTTCCGGCACGGAATAGAACAGTCGCCGACCTGATCGATGAATACGAAGAGAAGGTAGCGAACGCGCCCGCAGCCATCGCGGCAGTGAACGAGGCATGGCGCAACCTCGAAATGGCGGCGACGATACAGGGCAAGTACGGCGGTAGCATCTCGCGCCATGCGCCCCACGTCTCTGAACGCGACGTTCTTGCATCGCTGCTGAAGTCTGGATGGCGAGCGATCTATGACCGCTGCCAGATTGACCAGATTGCGAGCGCCGACGACAAGCGCCTGTTTGAGCGCACTTTCGAAAACCCGCCTGAACTGACCTACGACAACGCCAAGGCGACGTTCGGCGATTACCTCATCCGTCCGCGCTACCACATCCTTCGCGGGCTGGTGGAAGTCTTCTCGCAGTTGGACCCGGCCTATAAGTCACACTCAAACGTCAAGGTTGGTGTGAAGGGCTTGCCGAAGCGCGTCATCGTCTCGAATGTTGGCGGGTATGGCTCCTATGGCCGCGACAAGATCCGCGACATCATCAATTCGATTGCGGCCTATCGCGGCGAAAAGCTCATGGACAATGCCGAGCTTCACTCCCTCGACAAGCTGCACAGCTTCATGGGGCAGAAGGCCGGAGAGATCGTATTCGACGGTTCGCACCACGTCACTACGGACAAAGACGGCATTGAGACGCGCGCACCAAATCGCGGAGTCACCGTGCGCAAGTTCCAGAACGGAAATGGCCACGTCATATTCGACAAGTGGGCCTTGCTCGACATCAACCGCGCGCTTGCCGAGTTCTATGGCGATGTGCTGCCTGATGCCGAAGAGGAAGACGCGAAGCCACAGGCAAGCACTGCCGTAGCCAAAGACCTGCAATTCTACTGGTCGCCAAAGGCCGCAATCGAGGCGGCTCTTGATGCTGTCGGAATCTACAAGGCTCGTCATTCTGACGAACCGCGCCCGTGGCGCGTTCTAGAGCCATCCTGCGGTGATGGTCGCATATTGGACGAACTGCGCGCCAGAGGGTGCAATGCGTTCGGAATTGAGGTGCATGCCGGGCGTGCGGCCGAGGCCCGCGCCAAGGGGCACTCGGTCCTTACCGGGAACTTCCTCGAACAACCCGCGCGACCCGATTTCGATTTTGTCGTGATGAACCCGCCTTTTGTCGGTCGGCACTACGTCAAGCATGTTCGCCATGCCGTCAAGTTTCTAAAGCCCGGTGGCCTGCTCGTTTCGATCCTGCCGGCGACGGCTCACTACGACCATAAGGAGCTTGATGGGCGCTGGACTGACCTTCCAGTCGGCAGCTTCTCCGAGGCGGGGACCAATGTTCCGACCGGGCTGCTCGTCATTCGCAACACAGCACAGAAGGTGGCCGCATGAACGCGCTTGAGCTATTCCGTTCCGGCCATTGCTACCACTCCATCGCCGCCGCCCTTGGAACGACAGAGGCCGTCATAGAGCGCGTCATTCATCGCCTTCGTGCCGACGAGCGCATAGCCGCCCGCTGTGAATCATCGCGCCGGACGGAAGACGCATCAGCCAAGTGGCAGCGTACCAAGACCCAGAACGCAGAGATACGCAGGAGGAGAGCGTAATGCCCATGCCACGATACGCTGCCAAGCGCGACCGATCGGAACCGGGGATCGTCAAGGTTCTGCGCATGTGCGGCTTTTGCGTCGAGTTAATGGATACCCCAGTCGATGCACTCGTAAGCTTTCGCGGCCGCATGTGGCTGGTCGAGATGAAGACGGGCCGCAAGGGCTACGGCAAGGCACTGAACGCGAACCAGCAATCTTTTGCCGACCGATGGAAAGGCCCGCCTATCGTGGTTCTGCACGACGAACAAGAAGCCCTTGATTGGGCGGTTGAAATGGCAAAGGCAGGAAAGGACGCGGCATGACGAAGGAAGGGCGACGACATGAACGCAACCGGCGAACATGAGGCAGCAGAATGATCGAGGCAAGGAAGTTCGCAACGGCTCAAGAGTGCATCCAGGCTTGCGCAGACGCAAGGCGGCGGCTGTGGAGCCCCGCCAATGCGGTGATCGAACAGGAACGGCCAACGAAGGCCGCCAAGCGCGATCCAGACGAGATCGGAGAGATTGTGCGCGATGTGCTGACATCGCATCCAGGCGTGTCTGTTGCCGCCGTGAAGGGGCGCGATCTATCCGCTGATGTGAAGCGCGCAAGGTCACTGGCGATGTACGAGGTTCGTCGTCGCCGTCCTGATATTTCATTCCCGGCAATAGGCAAGTGGTTCGGTGGTCGCCATCATTCCGGGGTTATGGCGTCGATAAAGTTGGTTGAAAGAGGCGTAAAATGATTGAGGTTCGAGAGTTCACAACGGCGGCTGAAGTGTTCGCGAATGCGGCGGCGGTTCGGGCAAGGCGCGCTGTGCTGTTCAATGCTAGACGAAGACCTGATAACGGCGCGACGGAATCGCATCAAGAGGACGACCCGGCGCGCGAAAGACCGAAGCCGAAGATCATCGTGACCTACCGCGACAGCATCCAGAAGGATGCTCACGTCACGGCATATTACCTCATGAAGGCGAGGATGGAGAGCAAGGCGTTGATCTATATTCAGGCGCGCTGTTCCGAGCTTGGGATAACGGTGAAAGACGTGACAGGGCCGTCAAGAGTTCGTAGCGTTGTCCTGCCGAGACAGGCTATAATGTGGGAAATCAAAAACACGATCAAGCCGCTTATCAGCTTCCCGGAGTTGGGCCGATTGTTCGGCGGGCGCGATCACACGACAGCGCTCCATTCCGTGAACAGTATCAGCAGCAAGATCGCGGCAGGTGTTCTGTCCGTTGATGAGGATGGCAAGGTGACGTTACCGAAGGCATTCGCATGACCAAGTTCGCTCGTGTAGACTTCGACACAGTCGCGCCTCTGATGCCGTTCGACAAGACGGCATCGCAGGTATCAGCGCGCGGCGAGATCTTTGACTACACGCCGCCGGAAACAGTTCTGCATTCCGAAACCCCGATCGAGACGCGGAATGCCACGTACCGAGAGAAGTGCGACCAGCTTTTTGTCGACCTGACCGGCATCAAAGGCGGGCGATTGACCGTCATCGGAATCGCGGCTTCATCGCTGCCTGACAAGCGGCGCTGGGTCGTCCGTTGCCAGTGTGGCGACTATGAGGTCCGCCGGGCGAAGATCATCAAGAGTTGGCTGGCCGAAGAGTTCAACGGCTACGCTATGTGCCACGAGTGCGGATACACTCAAAAGCTTCTTCGCGGGCAGCACAACGAGAAGAAGGCCGCAGCGGCGGAACAGGCGATACAGGAGGCAGCAAAATGAAAAGGCGTGGATTTTTTGGGTTCATGGGCGGCGCTGCGGTGGCTGGTCCACAGTTGGCGAGGACAGCAGTTGCAGAGTTGCCGGCTGGCCTTGGCAACACCACACAAGGAATGATCGGCGGGCATGGAGCATTGGCTGTCCCGGTAGACGTGTCTGACAAGTCGTGGAAATTAAAGGAAATCGCCAACCTCAAGCGCCTGCTTTCTGGAGGCTTGACCGAAGAAGAGCAAGAGGACCGCAAGAGACGCCGACTGTACCAGCAGGAGCGCGTCATTAACCAAAGCGTGGCCTGTCTCGTCTCTGTCTCTGGTGTTCGGAAGCTGGAAATATACCGCGATCGCATGGAGCAGCACAACGATAAAATACAGCTTAGTGAAGCGAGGGGGCGGCTTCACTGGCTTCTGCGAGACGATATGTAACCATCACGAGGGACAAGACACATGGCGGCAAAGACAGGACGCGTGAAGCGCAAGGCGAAGACGATCACGCCGGCAAACAACCCACACCAGGAACTTCACCTGCAAGAGATCGACAATCCGCTCTATAACCGGGCGCATGACGGCGACAACACGAACCCGCGCAAGATCACGGCTATGCTGAACCTGCGGGAAAGCCCAATCGCTATGATGGCGAAGAAGGGCCACCTTGGCGAACACCACGTTAAGGCGGCGATCGAGTTCCGCCGCCTGTTCGAGGCATTGGGCGGGGCTGGAGCTGGATCGTTCGACTACAGCCGCGAGCCGGTAGACGGAGGCGGCGCGCGCGAACCGATCACAGACAGGCAGGTTGATGCTGGTCAACGCCTTGCGCAGTGCGAGAGATATCTCGGCAAGAGGCCGTATGCAATCGTTAGCAAGGTAGCCGGTGAAGGCGTGTCGGTCGCCGCGCTCGGCACGTCGCATAGGGAGCGCACGACGATCGCCGATTACCTCCGTCACGCGCTCGATGACCTTGCTGAATTGTGGGGCATGAAAACGAGGACAAGGCGCATGAACGGCTTGTAAACCTTAAAGCTGTGTGGCATAGATAGTTCAACATGGTGCTTTGCGCAAAGCGCAGCGTGATTTGGAAGATGATGTGCGGTGCTGTTCCGGAGCTAGCAGGAGGCAACGTCTTAAACGGCGCAGCGGTTAGGCTACCAGCACCTCGCCACGGTTAGCACCTCCAGACACTCATGCGCTTCGGCGCTAGGACGGCGGCATATTACCAAACTGCCAACGCGCTGATGTCAGCAGCGGACGGTACAACCCCGCGATTGTTTGGTTATGGCGGGCTCTGTCACAATCCGTCCCGTCCACCTCATCACCCCGTCAGCCCGGTAGGGTATGAGGCTATCCGCAAGAGGTGCTGAAATGACGCGGTCTTGGTGGGATGAAGTGCCGTATTTCGGCGGCGAAACTCCGCTGCCTCAAATGCAGATCGATGCGCCTGAAAAGTTCAGCCACCAATGCGGATTCGTCAAACTCAAGGAGCGGCACAGGGTCAAGGCTTCGCGGTCAGTCGTCAATAGCCAAGATCGCCATTGCCGCATCCGCAAGGTTAAACTGAAATGACGGTCCACGACCCGCTTTCATTCGCTGAAACGATCTGCGGCCATCCCGTTGGATATATCCGCGTCGAGACAATCGAAGGCAAGCGCACCTGCATTCTCGTAGACGAGGACGGTGAAGTCATCGCCCTTTCGGAATACGGCATGTCGCCGCTCATCAGCATGGCCGCTCAACATGGGTGGGAAGTTCTGACTGTGCATTGAGCGTAGAAGAATATTCTCCAAATATGAGCATCACTCACCATACCGATAAAAATAATTCCAACATCTTAGGTGAATTTAATGGCCGGGCGTCCTCCAAAGGAAAAATCCTTCGCCAACATGCTCAACATCGCTATCAAGGAAGCGATTGAAGGCACAGACAAAACGAAGCTGCGGGCTGTTGCTGATGCGCTCGTTGACAAGGCGATGTCAGGCGACGTGCAGGCAATCAAGGAAGTAGCTGACCGCATTGATGGCAAGGTGCCCCAGGGCGTAATCGGCGGAGATGAAGACGACAACCCGATCAACGTAGTCACGAAGATCCTGCTTGTCGCCCCAGGCCATGACAACAACCAGAATTGAGCTTCCTGAAAAGCTGATCCCGGTATTCACTGGAGAGGCCCGCTATCGCGGCGCGTATGGTGGCCGTGGGTCTGGAAAGACGCGCTCGTTTGCTCTTATGGCGGCGATACGTGGATATCAGCTAAGCAAGGAAGGAAAGACCGGCGTTATCGTCTGTGGGCGTGAGTTTATGAACTCACTGCAAGAGTCATCGTTTGCCGAGGTCAAGGCAGTCATCCAGTCGGTCGATTGGTTGGCGCTGCATTACGACATAGGCGAAAAATACATTCGGACGATCGACAAGCGCATTGAGTTCGTTTTTATCGGCTTGCGGCATAACATCGATAGCATCAAGTCGAAGTCTCGCGTTCACCTGATCTGGGTTGATGAGGCCGAGCCGGTTAGCGAAACGGCATGGCAGAAGATCACGCCAACGGTTCGCGAGCAGGATTCGGAAATCTGGGTTACATGGAACCCGGAGCGCAAGAACAGCGCAACGCACAAGAGGTTTAGGGAAAGCCCTCCGCACCGCTCGAAAATCATTGAGATGAATTACACGGATAATCCGTGGTTCCCTCATGTGCTTGAGGAAGAGCGCAAGAATGATCTGGTGAACAGGCCGGATCAATACGCGCATATTTGGGAAGGCGATTTTGTCACGGTCATGGATGGCGCTTACTTCGCTCACCCGCTGGCGATTGCTAGGGGTGAAAAGCGGATAGCGCATGTGGCACGTGACGAGGTTTCGCAGGTCCGGGCCTTCTGGGACATCGGCGTTCGTGATGCTTGCGCGATCTGGATTGCTCAGTTCGTCGGGAGAGAGATCCGGGTTATCGACTATTACGAGGCTGTTGGCCAGCCGCTCGCCGCGCATCTGGAATGGTTGCGAACGAAGAAGTACGGCAACGCGCTGTGTGTCCTTCCTCACGACGGGACGCATATGGACGCGGTCACGGCTATTCGGTTTGAGGATCACATCAGGGCAGCGGGCTTTGAGGTCGAGACGGTCCCGAACCAAGGCAAGGGCGCGGCTGCCAAGCGCATCGAAGCTGCAAGGCGGCTGTTCCCCGCTATCTGGTTTGACGCTGAGAAATGCGCCGGCGGTATTGATGCGTTGGGTTGGTATCACGAAAAGAAGGACGAAGACCGCAACATCGGGCTAGGGCCTGAACATGATTGGTCTTCACATGCGGCAGACGCTTTCGGCCTCATGTGCGTTGCTTACGAGCAGCCGATGACGCAGACGGCTCGTCGCCGCTACTCTGACAAATTCACCGGCGGCGCGTCCGCATGGGCTTCTTGAGGTAATCCATGGAACGAGATGAAGACGACACCGACGTTCGCGCGTCGGAATACGGCGATCTGTTCCGCAAGATCCGAAATTGGTATCGCTCGGATATTTCCCGCGTCCAGGCATGGCGCAAGGAAGCAAAGGAATCCTTCCAGTTCTACGCTGGAGACCAGTGGAGCAAGGAAGACAAGACGGAGATGGCGCGTAAGAACCGCTCGCCTGTCGTGTTCAACCGCATTGCTCCACTCGTTAATGCTGTGGTCGGCTCTGAGATCAACAACCGTCGCGAGGTGCAGTACATCCCGCGCGAGCAGGGTGACGCAGCAGCGAACGAAATCCTTACGGCGGCTGGTGAATGGTTCCGTGACCAGACTGCGGCAGAGGACGAAGAGTCAGACGCTTTTCAGGATAACGTGATCGCCGGCATGGGCTGGACGGATACGCGGCTTGATTTCGAGGATGACCCGGACGGCGCGCCGAAGATCGAGCGCATCGACCCGATGGAAATGGTTTGGGACTTCAACGCGTCCAAAGCCAACCTGATCGACAGCCAGCGTATGTTCCGCGTCAAGGAATTTTCATGGGCCGAGGCTCAAGAGCTGTTCCCCGACGTGCCTAAGGAAATGCTGAACGCATCGTGGGTAAAGACCGCAGGCGACAGCACCCCGCACGATCAGGATGCGGCCGACGACTATATGGGCGGTCAGGAAGAGTTCGTAGACGCAGAGCATGAGAAAACCTGCACGATTGTAGAATGCCGCTGGCTTGAGAAGGAGCCGTATTATCGCGGGCCTGACATCGAGAAGCCGGGCGAGATCAAGGAATATGCCGAAAAGCAGTTCAAGCTTCTCCAGCAGCAGTATGGCGAGTTTCCAGGCGTTCGGCAGACGCGCAAGGTCGTTAAGCGTGCCTTCATCGGCAAGGACGTTCTCGCCGCTCCTGATAAACCGCTTGTGCCTCCTGGCATGTTCGGATGGGAGTGCATCACCGGCTATTACGACAAGGCCGAGGGGCAGTTTTACGGAATCGTTCGCGCGGCAAAAGACCCGCAGCGCTGGACGAATAAGTTCTTCTCTCAGGTCATGTATCTGCTCAACAGCCAGTCCAAGGGCGGCATTGCAGCAGAGCGTGGCGCATTCGATGACGACAGGCAGGCCGAACAGTCATGGGCCAAGTCTGACGAAATTACATGGATGAAGAATGGTTCGCTCTCCGGGCCTAGTCCGAAGATCATGCCGAAAGCGCCGGCACAGTTCCCAGCCGGGTTCTTCACGCTGTTTCAGGAGAGCAAGGAAGAGGTCAGCCAAGTCACCGGCCTGTCGCCTGAGTTCATCGGCACGCGCGAAGTCGATCAGGCTGGCGTTTTGGAGATGCAGCGCCGCCAGTCGTCGCTTAACCTGCTCGCCTCGCTGTTCAACGCCCTTCGCCGCTATCGCAAGCGTCAGGGCCAGATCATGCTTTACCTGATCCAGAACCACTTGAGCGACGGGCGTCTTATTCGCATCGTTGGCGACGACAAGAAGCAATACGTTCCGCTGTCAAAGGATGCGGTCGCAAGCTCGACATACGACATCATCGTTGACGACGCGCCGACCTCGCCCAACGAGAAGGATAAGACCTGGCAGATGCTCATGCAGCTCATGCCGCTGGTCAAGGACATGCTGACGCCTGACATCGGCCTTGAGCTTCTGCGCTATTCGCCTCTGCCTGCCTCTATGGTGGATAAGCTCATGCAGAAGGCCAAGGAAGCGCAGCAGGCGCAACAGCAGCAGCCGAGCCCGGAAGAAATGGCATTGCAGGCCAAACAGGCCGAATTGCAGATGGATCTTCAAGGCAAGCAGGCAGAAATGCAGCTTAAGCAGCAAGAGGGCCAGATGGACCTCGAAATGAAGGGCATTGAGCTTTTCATCAAGCAGCAGGAAGGCCAGCAGAAATTACAGATGGATCAGGCAAAGCTTGGCATCGACGCCCAGCGTATGGCCATCCAGGCTCAACAGAACGCGGTCGCTCGTCAGAACGCCAATTCAACCCAAACCAGATCGGCAAAAAACTAGCCTTATCGCGTTGAATATGCTATAAAAATCGGGCCGATTTGGTGCTGGTAACACCGCGTCGGCCCTAACCATAAACGATGATTGGAGCATCGCATGGCCAAACCGCACCTTACTCAGGATTACATTCGCGGTCTATTCGATTGTCGGCCCGAAGACGGGGTTTTAATTTGGCGCAAACGCCCTGCTACGGATTTCATTTCTCCGGGGGCGTGGAAGGCATGGAACACAAAATACTGCGGTAAGATCGCAGGGTATTCCGGGTTTAAGGGGTACGTCGCAGTCCGGATCGACGGCCACAACTACATGGCCCATCGGCTGATATGGAGCTACGTGCACGGCGAAATCGAAGATGGTTTCTTCGTAGACCACGCTGACAGGAACCCATCTAACAACCGCATATCGAATTTGCGCTTGGCTACGGTCAGCCAGAACTGTTTCAACACAGGGCTATCGTCAAAGAACAGGAGCGGCGCTAGGGGCGTACATGTCACTAGGCATGGGAAGTTCTTCGCTAGGATAATCCATAAGGGCGCCTCTATTTATTTGGGGACGTATGAGACGCTGGAAGAGGCATCCGAAATGTACAACAAGGAAGCGGCCAAAAGGTTTGGGAATTTTTTCGACCTTTCCAGCGCTGCCAAGTAATACCGGCATAGCGCCGGCTTCGCGTGCGAGGGCGTATCTCGCTTCGTTGGCCCACGTTACGGGCAAGGGTGACAGATGATCATTGAAGAAAACCAAGGCGGCGAGCTTTCGGCGGAAGAACAGGCATATTTCGAGACGGGCGGCGAATCTGCAATCCCCGTCGAGGAAGAAAAGCCATCGGAAGCGCATGTAGAACAGCCGCCGGCCGAGGAAGGCCAGCAGCCGGAAGACGTGCCGCGCGATGAGAAGGGCAAATTCGTCCCGCACCAGGCGCTTCATGCGGAGCGGGAAGAACACAAGCGCACCAAGTCCGAGCTTGCCGAAATCCGGCAGAAGCAGGCGGTGCTTGAAGACCGATGGAATACGCTCCTCAGCCTGAAACAGCAGCAGGAAGCGCCAAAGGAAGAAGGCCCACCAGATCCCAACGAGGACATCTTCGCCTATGCCAAGTGGCAGGGCGAACAGTTGGCGGCGTTGCAACAGAAGATCTCCGGCCAAGAGCAGCAGGTTCAGCAACAGCAGGCCATGCAGCAGGCCGAGGCGCAACTCTGGAACGAATGGAGCCGAGACGCGCAGGAATACGCAACGCAGACGCCAGACTTTGGAGACGCGGTCACGTATCTCTCACAGATGCGCGATCAGCAGCTCAAGGCGCTGTCAATCGCCAACCCTGACTTCGCCACGGAACAGGGCCGTGTCGCACAGATCAACGCCGAGCTTAAGCAGATCGTTCTATCTGCCAAGCAGCAGCGCATGAGCGCCGCACAGGCCGTGTACGAGATAGCCAAGGGCTACGGATACGCACGCAAGGCAGGAGATCCGGTATTGCCGGAAAAGCTGCAAGGCGTGGCACAGGCGCAGGAATCGGCGCGCACGATCGGTCAGTCTCCCGGCCGTGCTGCCGGAGATGCAATGACGCCTGAAACAATCGCCTCCATGTCGGCAGACGAGTTCAACCGATGGATGGCTGATCCGAAGAATGCGCGCTCCCTGGAGAAATTCCTGGGGGCGTAATGCGAATGAGCCATAGGGGCGGCTTTGTAGCCCCTTTCGCCGGCTGGTGCGTCAACCCAGCTCCGTCGATGGCCGGTCTAGCCGTCTTCGCCTGATGCCTGCGTCAAGGATCGCTCACACTAAAACTCAACCGAACAATGGAGAAACAGCATGTCTGTTACCACTTTCGGCGTGAACGATGCACTCGCGAACAAGCTGTGGAGCAAGAAGCTCGCAAACGAGGCATCCAAGGCCACGCCCATTTCCCCGCTTATCGGCAAGGGGATGAACTCTATCATCCAGCTCAAGGATGAAACCCAGAAGGCAGCAGGCGACAAGGTCACGTTTGGCCTTCGTACCCAGCTTATCGGAACGGGCGTCACCGAAGGCGAAACCCTCGAAGGTAATGAAGAATCGCTGTCCACCTACAGCGACTCGATCATGATCAACGAGCTTGCCCACGCCGTCCGCGTGAAGAACGAGCAGACGATCGACGCACAGCGCGTCCCGTTCTCGCTTCGTGAAGAAGCTAACGCCGGCCTTGTCGATTGGTACGCCGATCGCATGTCGCTTGCGTTCTTTACCCACGTTTGCGGCTTCACCGGCTCGTCGGTATCGTTTGAAGGCCAGACCGTCAACCTGACGGCCAAGCACTACCTCTACAACACTGTTCTGGCTCCGTCGTCCGGTCGCTGGCTCCGTGCTGCTGGTGCGGCAACCGACGAGGCGCTCGTTCTGGCGAACGTGTTCACGCTCGACCTGATCGACAAGGCAGTCGAAAAGGCCAAACTGGCAAACCCGAAGATCCGCCCGGTCATGGTGGACGGCGGCAAGCACTACGTGATGTATCTGCATCCCACGCAGGTCACTTCGCTCCGAACCAACACCTCGACGGGCCAGTGGCTGGATATCCAGAAGGCCGCTGAACGTCGTGGTTCGTCCAACCCGATCTTTGACGGCTCGCTCGGCGTCTACAACAACGTGATCCTGCGTGAAGCGGAACACGTCATGCCGGGCGTCAACTCGTCCACGGGTGCCACCATCTCCACCGTTCGCCGTGCTGTTCTGCTCGGCGCGCAGTCGGCTGTCATGTCCTTCGGCATGAAGACCGCCCCGGAGAAATACAAGCGTGTCGAGGAACTGTTCGACTACCAGCGCGAGCTTGGTGTGTCTGTTCAGACTGTCCTCGGCTTGAAGAAAACCCGGTTCAACAACAATAATGAAGACTTCGGTTGCATTGTTGTTTCGACCTACGCCGCAGCGGCATAAGGAGGGCTGAAAATGACCACCGGAAACACTGCACAGCGTTACCACACGAACCAGACGCACTATCTGTGCAAGCGTGTGACCTACGCAACCCTGAACGCCGCTGGCGTCGGGACCGGCACCGCAAACGCCACCGTGAAGATCGGCGAGCTTCCCCCTGGGGCGCTCGTTGTTCGCGGTGGCACGAAGGTTATCACCGGCTTCAATGACACGACCGCTGATGATCTGGATATCGGCGTCGATGGTTCTGACGATGACCTGTTTGCATCGGCTGTCGATGTGAACAGCGCGGCCACGACCGCGTTTGACGACCTGGCAACGGCCAACGACTATTCGGCCTCTGCCCGCACCGTCACGGCCAACTTCACGACCGCCCCGACCGGCGACGGCACGACGGGTGAAGCCATCATCTACTTGGAATACATCGTTCCGCGTGACTGATAACGCGAGGGCCGGGGGAACCCGGCCCTTTCCCTTTTCTCTCTAGGAGGCCGGATCATGGCTATTACGGGAATCAACTCTGAAAACCAGAACATGCGGCTTCTTTGTGAGGAGCTGTATGTCGGCGGCGTCGAGTTTGGCGCTGCACAGGCTGCGAACATCGCGGACCTGACCATCACCGCGACGACTGGCACGCTGCCAACGCCTAATGGCGCTGTCACCATTGCTAATGCGGCGACGCCGACCGTGGCCGAACTGCAAGAGGCCGTTGTCGAGCTGAATGCGAAGGTGTCGGCCATCATTGCGGCGCTCGAGGGTGCCGGCATCGCGGCTGCATCGTGAGCTACATAGACGATACCGATTGGGCGCTGATGGACTTCGAAGAGAAGCCTCAAGCGCCCGTCGCATCCGCTCCCGTTCTCAAAGGGCATTGCCCGAAGTGCGGGCGCAAGCTTGGTAAAGGTGGACACTTCCATGTCGTCAAGTGCGATCCTTCAAAAGCTGAATGAACTCGGCTTCACAAACGCCGAAGTGACGGGCGAGCGCAAGGGTATCTTTTGCGTTCGCGTCCGCACTGAAAAGGGCTGGGTTTACGAGCGGTTCGCAAGCGCAGGCGCAGTGCCGTCGTGGGCTGTTCGCCATTCCCCGGAGACTGACCAATGAGCATCACCGTAGTTACAGGCGGGCCGGATAGCGCTCTTGACACCACGATCACGACCGGCGGAACCGTGTCTGACATGGTGCAGGCTATCGCTGATGATATCGATGACACGACAGGGGAATACATCTCGCAGATCATCACCGCGATCCTTGCCTCTGTGCGGTACTGTGAGCGCGATCTGTATTATTTCAACGAGACGCGAGACGAGACGTTCCAGACCGTGAACGGTCAGCAGTGGTATGACGCTAGCGATAACGTCGAGATCCCGCGCCTTGTCCGTATTGTCGCCGCTTATTGCGAGCAGCCGGACGGAAGCCGGACCACTCTGAGCCGCTACACGCCGGAAGAGATCGAGATCATTTCCGATGATAGCGCGTCAAGTGGTGAGCCTTACGGGTTCACATATTTTGGGCAGCGCATCAGGCTTTATCCGATCCCCGACGCCACGGTTTACACCATCCGTCTCCAGCTCGGCCCGTACCGTCTGACGCAAATCACCGACACCAGCGACACCAACGCATGGTTTACCGAAGCATTCGACATGGTGAAGGCCCGCGCGAAATACATTCTGGCAAAGGATACGCTCAAGGACGCCGTTTTGGCCGGCGAGGCACTGAACGACTATAACGACCAGCAGACGATGCTAAAGGCGGAAACGTCCAGGCGCAACGGCACTGGCTTCATTCGGGCGACGTGCTTCTAATGGTCCTCGTTCCTCAAGCCGAATACCGCCCCGATGTTTCTACGCTTAACGGGGTCTATTCAGACGAAATCCGCAACGTTCTTGTGGCCGATGGGTCGTATATCCCGGCCAAGGACTTTTCGGCGATGGCTGACGCCTTGGGGGAAGCGCCTCTTGGCGGTATCGCGGTAATCGGAACAGACGGTTCCGTGCGCATTTTTGCCGGATCGGCAACCAAGCTTTGGCTGCTCGACAATACAGACCTGACCTTTGACGATGTGTCACAGGCTGCAACGACCTATGCCGCGACAAACTCCGCCCCATGGTCATTCGCGGCATTTGGAAACTTTGTAATTGCGGTTAACGCCAACGACGACCCGCAGGTTTTCGAGATCGGAACGGATATTGCGTTCCGCGATCTTGCCGGGTCTCCGCCGCGCGCTGGCATTGTCAAGATCTGGGGCGATTTCGTCGCTCTGATGGGATTGGCAAGCAACAAGAACCGCGTTCACTGGTCTGGGCTGAACGATTGCGAATTCTGGACTCCTGGGTCCAACAACTGCGACTACCAGGATTTCCCAGATGGTGGCGCGGTTCAGGGGTCTTCGGAAGCGACAAATCCGATCGTGTTCCTTGAGAGATCAATCTACCGTACAACGTTTGTTCCGGGCTCAGTCGAGATTTTCTCATTCCAGAAGATCCACGACAAGCGCGGGGCCAAGTCGCCGTACTCTATCGCCACTCGCGGGGCCTACTCGTTCTATTGCGAGGAGGGCGGATTCTTCCAGATATCCCCGGATGGGGCAATCAACGCCATTGGCTTCGAAAAGGTGGACAGGACGGTCTTCACGCGCCTTAACTCGTCCAGCATTTCAAAGATCCAAGGCGTTGTAGACCCATTCTACAGCCGCGTTTATTGGGTCGTGGATTACGCCGGGGCAGGCACCTATTCCGAAATGCTCGTTTACGATTGGAACCTGAGCAAGTGGACCGTCCTTGATGTGCAGGTCAAACAGATCTTTCCCCTTGCGACGATCGGCTACACACTGGAAGGACTTGATGCGATTT